ACGCATTTTCAAATCATATTGAAATTCACGACATAGACTATTCATATGGTCGTAAAACTCTTCAGATTTATGGGCGTTTTTGTTGAATCCCTTAACATTAAAAAAACGTTGTACTACAATGTTATCGTTACACATTAATAGAAATTCAACTTTCGTTACATCTTGATCTCTCATCTTGTTTTTGTTTTTACTTTTTGTTTCTAAACTTTGTTTTTTCTTTTCTTGATAATTTTAAGAATGGTTTTAAAAAATTGACCCAAGCTTCGTCCCCTTTTGGTAGATACTTGAAAAACCCGTCGTCCATCATCATCCTAATTAGATTCCTATGTCCTCTACCATCAGGGTCCATTGACTCTGAGTAGTATAATCTAACCGTCTCTTTACCTTCTTCGTTAATCAAAGGTTCTGATAGATCTACGAGTTTTTTATTGATCACAAAAAATTCATCACCGAAAATACCTTCTTTGGTCTTTCCACTGAGTAAATTTTTTAAAACAACATTCTCTTTTTGTTCTTTTAGTAATTCCTCACCCTTTGTTAAAATATCGGTAAAAGAAACCTCTGAATCAAGTATTTCAGGAAATAATTTTACAAATGTCTTCTCCCCTAAATAATAGATACCATCAATGTTATCCCCACCATCACCGGCTAATATCTTATAAGTTTTAATATTATAGTGTGGGATTTCAATATTATCTATCTTAATCTTATCACCTAACTTATAGTATTGTTTTGTGTTTGGGGAATAAATTGTTACTTTATCAGATATTAATTGTGTAAGGTCTCTGTCACCTGAAAATATCGTTTTCTCTTCATCTAATGATATTTGACAATAGTAGGCAATAAGATCATCAGCTTCCGCCTGATCTAGCTCTAATTGTCTTACAAACATCTCCTCAAGGTATTGTTTAACCCTTTGTTTTTGAGTTGAGAAAGATTCTTCCTTTTGTTCGGTTGCCGAAGGTTTACGATTTAGTTTATATTTTGGGTATAATAATCTTCGTTCAGATGAACTAGTTTTACTATCCCAAAATACAACTACTTTATTATAGTTAGAATCCTCTAAAAAACGACGTAGGGTATTTAGAAAGTGCCAAATACCACCTACGTGTTCTCCTTTATTGTAGAAGTCCTTAACTCCGTGAAATCCGATTTTTAATAAGTTGTTACCGTCAACTAAAAGTGTTTTGGTCATTATATTTTTTACCAAAGGTTCTTACTCTGCTTCTTCTCTTTCCGCTCTTAAATCAAACTCACCATCAACTCCAATCACATCTTTCCAATACTCAGCATATTCTTTTTTGTATTGTTCAATAGATGCCTTCTCTTCAGTTGTGTCTTTACCTGGTAAAAATCCATGTGGAGTTACGATAATCTTACCATCTTCAAACCCAAGTCCATTAATGTGATTTTTCATAACGGATACTTTTGTTCTTGATGCGAACTTAACCGTTCTCTTATCTTTGGTTGCAGTGATCTTAGTTGTTCCCGCTCCCTTTTGGTTTCCAAATAAGAATACCAATGAAGAGTTTAACCAAATTGCCTCACCACCTTTTGCTTTAATCTTAGGTTGTCCGAATGGATTGTCAGGTAACTCAACCCAAGGTTGATTAACAATGATTAACGTATTTTCAAATTTTGAATCTGATTTACGAGATCCTGAAATACGTTGATTTATTCCCATTCCAATTTTATCCGCCAATACGGATGCGTTGTGTTGTTTACCACCTTTACCTTCATAAGTCATCTTACAAGGAACAGAACCAACTGAATCCCACATGATACATAATGAATAATCTAATTCACCTTTTTCTTGTGCATCTAATAAACTATTAATATAGTCAGTTATTTGTTCAATGTAGTCAAAGTTATTGTTAAAGATATAAAAACCATCCCATTCCAATTCTCCTGTTTCCGTATCAACTACCTCATCACATTCAAACCCCATTAGTTTTGCGTGATCAAAAGACCATTTTTGTTCTGTGATAATAAACACAGGTAAAATACCTTTTTTCTGAGCATCAACCGCAGTCTTTACCAATGCAGTTGTTTTTCCCGTATCTGAGTGACCCAAGAACATATTAATGTGTCCCATTGCAGGACCAGGTAGACCAACGGCATCTAAGAATGGTTCACCTAAATCAAAAAATCTCTGTGGTTTGTACTTTGCTGAAGTTGAGAATTTCTTCTTTACTGAACTAAAGTCATTCTTTTTAAGTGCCATATTATTGTGTTATTGTTGAATTATACTTACGAATTTTTTCCAATGACTCAAGTTTATCTTGAGCATTTGCGAATTTTTCTACTAATTTATCCATCTCTTCAAGATGTTGTGGGTGTTCACCAATACCAACAGGTGTAGTTAAATAAATTAACAATGTTGCTTCGGATTCCGCAATTTCACTGCGATATTTTAAGGACAATGCCTCATACATTTTTTCTGCAATTTTACTCATTTGTTTTGATTTTAAAAAACATAGACACTCAGTCATACCAAGTGCCTATGTTAAAGTTTAATTAGAATGGTAAATCTTCGTCCACCTCATCGTTAGATTGAGGATCAGATTTTTTACTTTCAGACTTTACACTTCCACCCATAGAAATCTCTTCTTCTTGGTTATTTGAGTAAATGTATTTTCCTGCGTCAGTGTCCCAACGTGGAGTTTCACCTCTTGCAATCGCTTCAAGATATTCAACAGGTTTTTTAGAATACACGTCCTCCCAAGTCAACTCATCGTTGATCCAAGTAGATGCCTGTTCAGCGTCTTCATGTGTAGGTGTTGGATCGTCATACATAACAGTTTGAATAACCGTATATGTTGCACCTTTTGGTGTCTTTGCCTTTGTAAGTTCAAGGATCAAGTCACGACCTTTATCAGAGTCAGTCACATCACCTTTTGCCTTCCAAATTGGAATAACTTTATCAAGGATTCCTTCTTGTTTATAATTGTGTTTGAATCTCCAAAACTTAACTCCGTCTTCTTCATGGTCACGGTCAATTACTTTTACGATATAAAACTTACGAGCTTTATATTGTGTCGCCAATTGTTTGTCAGATTCACGACCTGTTGACATTAACTCATCGTATACCTCATTTAAAGGTGAACGTTCGTTGTCATTTTTTCCTGGATCATAGAACTTCTGCCATTTACCATCAACATTGATTTCGTGGAACCAAACTTCCTTAAAAGGAGATGATCCATCAGTGGTTGGTAAAATACGGATTTTTCTTTGTCCTTGTTTTTCGCTATCTTTAAGAATTGCTGCGAAATACTTTTTCATTCTTTCTTCTTGTGTGAATTTTGAAGTGGAAGAAGAACCACTTTGTTTTGAACTCTCATACTGAGCCAAAACCGCATCTAAAACATTGTTTGTCGCCATTGTATATATATTTATTAAAGGTTTACGTAGAAAATATAGTTATAAAAAGTAGTGTAGTCAATAAGGTTTTTAAAAAAAGTAGAGAGGGACAAAGATGTCCCCCTCATAGTATTACATCATATTTGTGTTCTCGTCGTCGTAGTTGTTAAATGATGTTTCAATATCATTTGTAGAGTAATTAGTAGCATCATCAGTTGTTAAAACATATTCATTTTTACCTGATTTTTCCATATCAGGTTCTTTATCTTCAAAGAAATCAGATAGTTTTTGATTAAATGGCCCTGAGTCCAAACTTCTCAATTCTAATTTTTCTTGTGGGGTTTTTGGTCTAAATTTATCAAACTTAGCCTCTAAGTTGTTAATAGTAGTAACTAAATTATCCATCTCACCTAATTTTTCCTCAAGAGTTTTTAATTGACTAAACAAGTTATCAAAATATTCTTCTTGTTTTTGTTCCATGTTTTTTTGACTTGCAACCAAATCAGTAACATCTAATTCCTCTTTGTTTCCTTCTTCCTCACCTTCATCACCAAGTTCTTCAACCTCAGGATCGTTTGAGATATCAATAGGTGCTGCTGGTGGAATCGGTGCAACTGCATTAGGGTCTGCGGGTGCCGCAGCAGGATCAACAGGTGCCGCAGCAGGGTCAACAGGTGGTGCCGCAGCGGGGTCAACAGGTGGCGCAATTGTAGGGTCCAAAGCTGGATCACCTTGTTCCATTATGTATTTGTTAATAGAATTAAATCTACTTATTTCATTTAAAATTTTTTGATCTATAGCCATGGTTATCCGTTTAATAATTGTTTAATTCCTGATTTAGTCTCAACTTGGATTTTTTTGAATGTGTTCATAGTGTTATCAACTCTTTCAATTAATCCGTCTTTTATTCTTAGTGTATAACAATCTCCAGTATCTAAGTCACAAACTTCTTTGTAACCATTACCTTTATCTTTTTCTGACACTCTTGTGTTTTTACCCAAGTAGTTGTCTAATATTAATTTTGTGTTCATAATAGTTTTATTTATAAATATCTGGTTATTCAATAAAATTAATTTAATGAGTTATATATATCTACCGACTGTTTTACTTTATTTTTTAATGTATTTTTATCTTGTTCTGTCATTTCAGTATAAACATTATCAGGTTGGGTGTTAGGATACTTAGTAACATATAATTGGACAATCTCTTCATCGCTAGCCGTTTTTATTAAAGATAGTTTATCTTTAAATTTAGCAATAGCAAAATCCACAAATTTTTCTGCAGATATAAATGACACCACAGGTATATTCAAATTAGTACCTCTTGATACACAATAGAATTTTTTATTAGCAGTAGTTGATAGTATTGCCCCATAAGTTTCAGTTAAATTTATTGTACTATAATTATTCTCATACGCTTTTAAACCACTTGATGATGCCGAATCTAAATATATAAACGAGAATAAAAATCCCGATAATTTTAAGAAAGTATCACTTATGGTTGTTACGCCATTACTTGTAGTTTCTTTTGGTATACCACTAGCAACAATCCTATCCTCAAGTAATTTTTTAAAATCTTTATATGAAAGTTGTGTTATTGCCGGATTATCTAAAGGTGTATATCCAACATAACCACTATTAATTTTATCTGAACAATCTTGATTCTTAGTTATTGTATCAGTACCAGTTACATTTGAAATTACATTGTTTTTTTGGAATATCACATTATCACTTGATAATTTTGTCTTTTCTTCATTTGATTTAATTTGTTCTTGTAATTTAGAAATAATATTTAAACTTAATGATTGAATAAAATTATCAATTTTAGGTAAACTATAAAAAGGTTGTCTTGTACCTTTAAATGTTGTACTGAAATCTCCGTCACTAATTTGATGTGTTACAGATGTAATCATATATGGTCCTGAGAACATAGGTATGTTTCTCACATTAAAATACATCATTGGTTGTATTAAAGCATTACCTAACATATCAACAGAACATTCGTAACTTCTATTTCTATAAAGGTTATATAACGATACGTTTTGAGAACCTGTACTTCTATTTCTACTTTGGTTAGCCATTTGATTTAACATTTCCAAAGATTCCGCAGTAGGTTTACCAACATCTTGACCAACACTAAAGTTTTTAAATATTTGCTGATTTTGATTACTAATATCAATATTAAAACCAACCACTTTATTTGATTTATCCCAATTCTTTTTATTTGATTGGTTTTCAACTAATGGATTGTCACTTGCTCTCCTAAGATCAAAAGCGTCATCTCTAAATCTATAATCAACATTATCTTTCATGTCCACATACTGACTAGGTTTGTTTGCGTAGTAACATAAGAACTTAGGTGATGTGTTTCTGTAATCCACATTTAAGAACGTTCCCCAAAATGAATTTGCGAACTCAGTTGACCCTTCACTTCTTGGTACAGGATTCTTTTCGGCATCTTGTGCGTTATAAAAATTAGCGTAAGCGGGTAATGGGAAGTAAGTAAAATTATTTTCCGTAAGTATTGTTGAGATAATGTCTAACATATTATTCTTTGTTAGAGATCCCTCAATTAAATCCTTAACCTTAAAGATATCTACATATACTTTTTGACCAACATCTCTACTTGCTCTATCAAATAATAGAACATCTTCAAATAATGTTTTTGATTTAAAGTCTCCGCCTGCAACCCATGTGTCATTGAATGCTTTAAATGTTTCCCATATTTCAACTCGTGTTTGTTCTCCCTCAAGTTGAGCTCTATTACCTTTATCTCCTTCAATTGTAATACTTGGTAATCCGGCTCTCACACCTGTCATTAAATTAGAAATAACATTTTTAAGATAAGTTTCAGATTTATCAAGGTATTGATCCATAAGACCATAAAACTTAACACCATCAACACTATTACCTAAATTTTGAACAATAGGAAGGGTAGTTGTGGTTGTTGTAACTTGTGAAGGTGTTATATTAACAGTACTAATAATAAATTGATTATCATTAGGAGTTGTTGCTAAAGCATCATATTGAATTATAATAATTTGATCAACTATTGTACTATTTAAAGGATATTGAAACGCATTTTGTGTCGGCCCAGTATAAATAATTGTTCCTGTTGCGTCTTTATAAACACCATATTTTTGTGTCCCAAATTTATATACCGAAATTGTTTTAGTATCTTTAAGTGTTACAACCGTTAATAAATCACCAGGTGTTTGAGGACTTGGTGCAGGTGTCGGAACAGGGTTTGGAATAACAACATTATTTGTTGGGATTTCAAAATTATTAAGTTTTTGTGTTGCATATAACATAATCAACGGAGCAAAATCTTTAACATTTTTCTCAGTAAACTGAACATTCAAATCAATAAAGAAGTCAGTAATATATGATCCATTGTCTGAATACACTAATTCTGGTATTTCAGAAAACCCTACATATTTCTCTAACGCTTTCCATGTTTCAGGGTTTTCACTTTTTGATTGGGCCAATGTAATTGTCCCACCATTTGACGGTAAACCACCTGTTGTCCCTTGATTATATCCTTGGTATGATACAGGATCAATTAAGAATTTAGTTGAGAAGGTTAAGAATGTTCTTCTATCAAACATAGAAGGATTACCCATCTTTAATACAACATTATACTCTAAGAAATTAGTTAATATTCCTTGGAAAGTTGATTTTTGTTTTTCAATTACCGAATTAATCATCCCCTCAGAATTAAGAGTTGACGGTTTTTCAACAACCAATAATTCTCTCATTAACAATTGGAAGTTCTTATATGATCTTTCAGATTCTGTTTCAACATCTTTATCACTTGGAACTAATGTATTATAATCGTAAATTGATCTACTAAAATTCAAGAACTCTTGTTCAAAGTAATCTAATACTTCCGTATCAAATGTTGTGAACATTTCAGATATCTTATTGTATTTTGTGTTATCCCCATTTAATGAAAAGTTCTGTTGTATTTTCTTATCTGACAATATTTCTTTTAAGTATGAATCAGGATTTGGTTTTGAAATTTTTGTATTATCAAAATACCCGTAATTAGGTGCTCCCCAAAATAATCTAACCGATCCGTTAAACACCGCAGGGTTACTTGAAACCTCAACTTTTAATTTGTTATTCTTAAAACACTCATCTCTTGTTTGATTTTTTGTATAACCAAAAGACGGCATTACAAAATATTTATCACCTTCAGTTGTTTTAACAATTGTTGACCAAGGGGTTATTTTTAACGACCTATCATTATCGTTAGGATCAAAACCACTTATTTCAATAATCTTACCCAATGAATTTGTGGTCATCACTAACTTACCATCATTAATTAACCCTTGTATTTCAGTTTGTGAATACCCACCTGTTGCCGAGTTGGTAACATAAAACACATTACTTAGGGAATCTTGTGATATATCAACAATATATTGTCCAATACCTCCTGTATTACCGGTAACTTGTGACACTATTGTTGTTCCAACTTCAATGTTTGGTCCCGCTAATACTAAACCAGGTGCCAAATTATTATCGTTAATAGTTAAAACATCCATTGTTGTACCTGTAATAGTACAAGTACCATTTAATTGTGTGACACCTGAAAATAGTTGTAATCCTTGTAGAAATACATTCATATCATCATACAACTTAGGGTAGAACCCTGTGTTCATTGTTGTTGAATTATATGTGACCAAATTTGGTGTTGCAGTTACCGTGTCTTCCAAGACAATATTATTTTGGAATCCTTCAATGTTTAAACTATATACCTTTGTAGACGCTGAAGTAACAGGATCATAATTACCTAAATAATTAAAATCAGTCCAAACCTCATCCAACATATCAATACCTTTTTCATTCCAAGTTTTGTATCTATGCCAAATTGATCCGTATTTAACAATCCAAGCGTATGGTAATTTATGTACCGCCCCGAATTTCTTAATTGTTGATAGTATATAACTTAAATCATTAGGTTCATTGTATGACCTATATTTTTCTCTAAGACTCGCTAATGGTAAACTATTCAAGAATAGATATGCCGCCTGTTTATACGATGCTAAATCATCAGATTTATATCTAAAATTATATACACCACTTTGTATTGCGTTTATAAAATAAGGAGTATTCAATATTGAGGTCGTTTGAGTATCCGTTACAAAACCATCATAGTTAGAGTAATTTAAATTACCTTCAGTTGTAAATTGTTCTTCAATTTTTCTATTATTATAGAATGTTTTGAAATTAGATGTATCAATATTTTGACTAAACACATCCGCTTTATAATTAAAATTAGTTATAGGTCTTTTCTTATCGTTAGTGTCGTCGTTTTTAAAATTACATATAGTCTTATGAGTCGTATTGTAAGATAATACATCTTTAGTGTTGTAAGCCAAATTTACATTTTGTAATGCTTTTCCATCCGCAAGATAATTTTTACACCAATCAAAATTAGTAATCGGGTACATATCGGAAAAATCAAATTCATTACTTGATGTTTGGTTCCCAATATAATCAATTATTTTAGATTCATCGGTTAATGAAACATCAGGTTGTGATCTTTCATTTGTTAGAATTTCCTGATTAAATAACTCAAATGGTGTATTGGTTTTGTTCTTAATATAATTAATTGTAAACTCACCTCTTATGAATTTTTGCCAACTTTCACCCTCACCTTGATTTGAAATATGTCTTAAGAATGTTAAGAAATTATTTTGATCAATTAAATATTGTTTTAATTTTTGAGTTAAAAATGGATTATCATTACCCAAACTTTTTAATATATTGATTTTTTCGTCCTCAGCCTCAACCATGAATATACTAGCATCATACCCTGATTGTCTATTTAATTTAGAGTAATAGGTATTAACCATAACTCTTTCATATATTTCATAAAAGAATTTAATCTCTTCTTTGTTTTGGAATATTTCGTTTGTTACAGGAAAATCAAGAGCATTTAAACTTAACCTACTAGGTTTTGTTAATACATTTGATTCATCACCGTAGTCAGGATTTTTAGGCTCTCTATCCACATAACCTTTAATAAACTCTTCCACAAATTCAACCTCAGGCCATATCTCAGGTATATAAGCCTTTGTCATAGTAGCAATTGATTTATCACCAGGGTAAACAATTTCAAACTTTTCTTGTTTGTCATCACCTAATGTTTCTCTTATGACTTGAGGCCATGGATATATTGGTTCATTATTTTGAGTGGAAGATTTAACATCAACACTTTGAGCACTACTGTTACTTCCAAATATTGCTTGTTGTCTATATTTATTTTCCCTTATATCCCAAGCCTTTGAGTGTACATCATCCATTAATCGGATGAACGCCTCTCCTTGAGCAAAGAAAACTGCCAATATATTTCTAATTGAAGGTTTAAATCCAACGCCCGTTTCTTTATTACTTAATTGTTCGTTAAGATTTTCAGATATTTTTTCTTCAATTTGTCTTCTAAGAGTTGATGAGTCTTTTGCAGATTTTTCAGTAATGTCAATAAAGTGATCCACACCCTCAAATACAAAAAATTTAGTATTAGGTGGAACCCCATTAGATGCAATGAATGTATCTAATTCTATTTGTGTTTTTGCGGGTTTACCATTTCTTTCTTCATATGTTTTTGCGTAATCAATATCCGTAAGTGGATTAATTTTTGCTTCACATTTTTCCACGGTTGCATTTACAGGTACCTCACTTTTTGTTGTTTTACCACCAACGGTATAACTACCATTTTTACCCGCAACACTATTACTTTCAAAAAGTTTTTGATATTCAGTGAATATCCCACTTAATTTGGTTTGAGCCTCAGCTTGTTTATTAGGATCAGAATATTCTTTTTTGAAAGTGTAAACAACCTCCTTAGTATCCTTTAAACTATATGAATTGGTTTTATCCATATATGTTTCAAACCATGAATCTCCATAAAAGAATACCTTTTTTTGAAACTCGGTTAATTGTGTTTGGAAATTATCCAACTCAGTTAAAACTCCCAAATTTTCTTTAGTGAATTTTTCTAATATGTTTTTTATAAATCTATCTAAACGAGCCTTTAATTGTGTGATTGTAATCTCAGGGAAATCATCATCAACCAAACCTTTGGCTTTATATTCAGAATATAATTCTTTCATTTTTTGAAATCCTCTACTCACAGGTTTTGCAGTTACTACCTCAAGGTTTGTTGCTGCCGGAGTATTTGTAATTGATTGTACGGTTGACACAAAATTATTGTACATATGTGGGACCGCCATCATTGCCCCCCAATTAACATATGACATTACCGTATATTTGTATCCAAAAAATTTCAATACAATCTTAAAGTTACCAGTCGTATTGTCAAAGTTTGATGTAAACGATTGTAACATTAATGGCAATCTAACCGCCTTACCATAATACCCCTTTAATGTTAAATAAAACATTGGGTATGGTAATTGGAAAAACGCAGAATATGGTGAATTATTACCACCTTCAAACAACGCTCTACCCTTAACATCGGTTAAGTTAACTGTCACCGTAGGTAAGAAACTTGTGTCAATTGCAACCTGTATATCGGTTATACCTAATAAACCATTATCAACCGCACCAGGAGTTCCGTTTGAATATGTACTCTGTGTAAGATAAAAATCATCAGATTTGTTTGGGTTTTGAACCGCATTTAATTTAGGTTGGTTTACACCTTTACCCTGTACGGATCCTTTACCCGTAATCTCATCGGTATATCTATTATCTAAAAAGGTTTTATTACCCGGATTTAAGAAATTGATCTTACCAACGGAAACTGTTCTAATAGAATCGTTTAATGCCGACCCTAACGCCAATTTAGTTCTTGGTAATACGTTACACTCAAGATTTGCATAGAACACAAGGTTCTCATGTTTAACTAATCTATCACTAACTTTACCTTCATTGTCTACAATTTTGTTTGGATCTATTAAGGTAATGTTGTCATAATCAAATTCCACTAATATGTTTTCACCTTTATCTACCATAATAGAAGAAATAATTATCTAATTCGTTTTTATAATCCTGTAATGATTTAACAAGGGGGAATGGTATTGTTAAAATTGCCCCATCGGGTATGTTTGATTCCAATCCACTATACTGTGGGTTTGCCATTTGTACTAACCACCCAAAATAAGGTGTGTTATAGAATTGAAATGATATCTTATCCAACCTTGATTGTCCAACTTTATAAATAAAATTCTTATCAGTTGTTTTTGCAGGTAAATTTATATATGGAGTAACGGTTTGTTGTCCATTTATTAAAAACTCATTATATCTGTTATAATATTGTAAATTCATTTTTAATTAAATTTAATTTTACCATCAAAGGTTTTTTCTTTATTATTCACATTCACATTTGAATATAAATCTTTTATTTCCTTTTTTTGTTGTGATGTCCCACTAACTTTTGCGTACTTTAACCCAAATTTAACATTATCCTCAATCGGACTTTTTATTAATGTTAAATATCTTTCGTTAGTTTTAATACCATCATATCTCTTTTTATTTATTTCAGTATAAGATTTAAATCTATCCGAACAACCAGTAGTGGCTTTATCAACTACTTCAGTCACAAATTGTATATTACTATAATTTTGACTATTAAGAATAAAAGTTTTTAACTCATTTTTACTATTTTCATCATTTAATACATTTGCCATAACTTGATAAAATCTATTAGCCGGTTCATTAGCCATTAAACCACTCTGATTTCTTGACGTTATCAAATCGGCGGTAGACGTATTACCATCTATAAACGTAGAAGATGACTTTTTATAATTATCTTCGTTTAAATATAAACATTCATCAAACTTTACAACACCCTTAGCGTCGTTAAATTCAATATGTTTGTCTGTTATTTTTTTCAAATAATCTTCTAATTGAGTAAAAGTATCCCCCGAAATATCATATACCTGAGGTTCATTATTTGAATTCATTATACCATCCGTTTTTGATAATACCAAATTAGCCTTTCGTATATATTGAATATAGTCCTGTTGTAATAAAACTAAATCCTTAACACTATTACTCACGTTAGTAATAAAGTCGGGTTTAAGTCCTGTTACATATTCCTTTAATTTATTTTCAATTTCTCTTTTGTCACTATTGTTTATAGACTGATCATTAGATACTACTATTTGCATAAATGGATCGTTTCTACCTGAAATATCCCCATTAACTTTATCAAATAATTTTTCTAACTTGTCTTCAACATTACTTGGTTTACCATAAATTGGCACTTCTATTTCAGGAGTAAATTCGGCAGTACCTTTAGAATAATCTCTATCAGTATATAATAAATCAAGAATACCTATGTTATAATTTTTACCAATTGCCGCATTTGTATTGATATAAGCGTCAAAATATTCTTTAGTACTATTCCAATAATCATTAACAAATTTAGTATAATCTATATCCGATTCTCCTGATATTGTTCCAATTGCTTCTCCACCTCTTTTTGGTTGTTGATTAACAACATCAGCAGTCGTTACCTTTGGTTGGTTAGATAATATCTTCTCAACCATGTATTTGTCTCTTGCCTCAGTACTTTCTGTTGCCGTTGCTCTTTCGTCGTAAATCTCAGTATTCGCATAATAGTTAAACGATAATGCGTTTTGTAATTCTTCAACAGGTTCTTTAAGTCCATGACCACCAATAAAGTTAAATGCCATTGTTACTTTAGCAATCATTGGTTGTACACCAATACCTTCAGGATTTAAGTCAAATGTAATAGGATCATATGTGATACTTAATGACGTTGGTACAATCTTACTATTATAAAAGTCACCCATTCTTAAAATTAAGATTGGTGGTGCCCCAAATGATGTGTTTAACGCATCATTATATTTTGGTCTACCATCAGGTCCAATCACAGGAATTGTTTGTCCCGGTCTCATACATTGATTTAAGAATGTTAATCTCGCATTTAATCCCTCAGGTGTTGTTGAGTGGAACGCAGGGTTGAAGTACTTAATCTTTTGTTTGATGCTATCATATACCATAGGATCAGTTTCCTTAATAACCTCAAAGTAATCACATTCTGAGAATAAGAATCTTAATATTTTTTTAGATATACCTTCTTTAATTTTTTGTTCAATTCTTAAATTAGGCGTAGGTTTGATTGTACTAGATGGATTTCCAGGTATATATGTGTTAGTAGGATTCTCATTTGGTGGTGTTACTATTTCAGTAGGTGGTGTATCCACAGGTTTTGGTTCAGGTGGAACTTTAACTTTAATTTCTGATAACGCAACTCTTCTACAAGCCATGGCAGGAACTGACCACCATTGTGCCGCACTATTAGCTGATGTTCCGGCAGTACTACCACTTGTAATTGGGGATCCCGATGTTAAAGTTATATTTGTAGTACAATTAATTGGTTCTCCATTACCACCATTAGCGGTACCAACAGTTACAACTTCAGTTTCTCCTTGTGTTTGAACTGTAATTTTAAATTTGTCTGAAGGTAATTCACTTATAAGTTTATCCCCAAGTTTTTGATTTTTAAACCATTTTTGTACAGTGTCAACTCTTCTTTTAGATAAATTCAAGTTATATCCTACTGTTGCAGGTGCCGATGCGGAACCTCTTAATGTTAATTCAACAGTACCACCTTTATCTATTATCACTTCTTTTAACTTTGCTAAAAAATCAGTTTTTAATTTATTAAAATTATCCTTAATAACATTATTAAAAAATGTTTGTACACCTTCTTTTGTAAATTCTTTATCCCCAACATATACTTTTGCAGGTGCTTTTGTTACATATGTTGTACTTTGTTTAGGGATATATGAATCATACCAACTATCAAATGGTTTTGATGAAGTTGTTGCATATGTACCATAACATTCAGGACAATCATTTTCAAAATAAAATCCATAATTTAAAAATTCTTTTAAAATATCAGAATCTTCTAATGTTGTTGTTCCATCTTTTGTAGTACTAGTTGCTCCCACACTATCTTTTGATCCATCAGCGCCCTCAGTATTACCTTTGGTAACTACGCCAGCGTCTGCAGGTATCTCAAACGCCACTTGCCCCAATTCTTCGTTGGTTAACCTTGGATTATTTAAAATCTGTTGGTATGTGAATAAGTCTCTTGTTGGTATCGTATTAAATTTAATACCCAATTCATACATATCATATTTTGTACATCCCGCAAAGAATGAATCAACAATTGAATCAACTCTTTGTTTTGCAACCCCCGCTAATTGTTTCTGAATAATCGTATTCATAATTGCAGGGTGGTCAACAACAATCTTCCAACTTATACTACCTTTTCTTGAAGTATTTTTATATGTGTAAATTGGTTCAGGTCTACCCAAGAAATTGGTAGACGAAAAATCAGGTGTGCTATCATCACTAAATGAAATGTCATAAGGCGGAAACCACATGACTCTACCACCGTTTGGTCCTTTTTCACAAACAGGTAAATCATCGTAAGTAAACCCAGGTCTGTCTGAAGTTCTCCACGCTAAATTCTCAATAGAGAACATATATTTTTTAACTTTGTTGTCTACAATGTTTGTTGATCCCGGATTCTTAAGTGGAGCAATGTTAAGATTATATGTCTTATCCAAAACTGAATACGAGAATTTCCTACCTTCAGTTGTAATACCATCACTCTTTTGTAAGTCAGCATACGTAAAGTAAGGAGTATCCTTTTGGAACACTCTACAATACTCAATACCCGCTTGAGACCCATCGGTCTGATCCGTATATGATAATACCATAGAACCCTTTGTCATCTCTTTGTATCCATCATTGAATACCTTAGATACTTGGTTAATTGCATTACCTACGTGTTTTAACCTTGCTTGACCTTGTACTTGATCGGCAGATTCAATAAGTCTTTGTGTCTTATCTAATATTGAGTCTCCTTTGAAATCAATATCAGTAGATTGGTATCTACCATAATCACTTTTAATTGCTTCAAACTCGTTGTCCAACCTTGTTGGTACCCCACCAGGTCCGACTTTAAATCCTGCATTATCTTTATATTTTGGTGATGTCCAAACAAATTGGCCACTAATACCACCACCATCACTATATGATTTACCTTTTAAACCAAACTGTAATTGAGCGTCATTACCTTCATATAAAATACCAAGTTCTTGCGGACCATATACAATGGTTTGTACTTGTCTACCATTTTTTCCAATAGGAACTTGATTTGCAGGAGAGTCAATTTGCGAAGGTTCCGAATTAGAACTACCAACATAATAACCACCCGTTTGTGACTTATCTTTATCAAACAATCTGTCAATTGCACTTGTGGCTCCTTGTATAATACCTCTATTGTAAGCAGGTCTATATTTGTTATAATCTAAACTTGAGAACAATACCGATCTTTGACCAAACCCTGTATTTGCAACAAATATCTCTGAAGGATTTTTAAACTTATTTAATATTGGACCTAAGAATCCACCCGTTAGGGTATTTGCAACATTTAATGCCGCTTCAGTTTGTGGGTTATCAATAAACGATTCATCAAAATAATCACCAGGAATAAAAGATACAGGGAAGTAAGTTCCCGTTAATCTATTAGCTAAACTTACAGACGCACTGATAGGATTCTCAGGTACGGTAATTTTCCAATTTTTTGTAAAAAAGGGTTGTTGACCCGTCGCAATCATACTTGCACTAAACGGATCTTGCAATGAATCTAAATTAACACGACCAAGAGTTGATTGTAATAATTCAGCCGCAATTCTTTCCTCAAATAAACCTTTAAGTTGAGCAGCTCCAATTCTTGCTAAATAAGTATCTTGAGATAATGGACCATTTGTTCCATTTGGATTGTCCGCAAATATTATTTCATATGGAGTATACGATGAGGTTACAAATGTTGAAGGATCCCAATATGGTGAATAAAATTTTGCATTACCAACAACGTCAGTTATAATAACTAAATCCTTATAACCACCCTCAGGTCCATATATGTTTTGAACATATGCTGCATCAATATAAAATTCATTAACTAAATCTAATACTGTGTCGGTAGGTGCGTATGGTCCTGAGTTTGAGTCCACAGGTAATGGTGCTCCAGGTACTGAGTATTTTCCATCATAACCACCTTCAGGTCCATATTCATTGAGAGAATATAAACTATTTGCAAGTTGGTTTGTTGAAATTAAAGAGTCAGGAGAGTCAATTACACTATTCACAGATAAATTAGTTTCGTAATTAACACTATTACTACTAGGTGAATAAGATCCTGGTACCGAATATGGTTGTAAATTACGGGCTAATAATATATCCCTAAAATTAGAAGAAGATGCAAATGATAATGTACTATCCGACATACTTTTTTATTAATAAATACCTTGAGAATTTTTTTATAGAAAACATAATTTTAAGAATTTTCTATTGTTTTCCTCCAAGCCCTACGTTTGGAGTCATAAATGTTTTAGTAAATTGTGATTTAATATTTGGGTCTGCCATTGATTCTACCATTTGTTTACCAAATTCACTATTACTAAGTAATGCTCCCCCGTCTCCCTTAATAGTAAGAGTATGGTTAACCTCACCACTAACTTGTGTTTTTGTTTCGGTAGGACTACCTGTTTTTGCTTGTGTTAAAAACGATTCTAACTGTTTTATCAATGGTGAATTTGGATCCAATACTATTTGAGTTGGTTGCACACCAAGAGCCTTATATTCATTAGTGAACATATTTGTTACATCTGCTCCTATTTTTAATCCTGCGTTTCCGGCACCTTTAACAAAATCACCAGCAAGTATTACAAGACTATCTTTAACCGAAGTTAACGATGATTCAACTGTTTCCCAAGTACTCTTACCTTGAAGGAACCTAACCATTTCTTGTTCTAATGGACCAACAACTCCTGTTGCTGCACCTCTTACATTTTCGGTTGTAATATCCTTTGTTAAATTTGTTGTAGTTATTGCTGCAGTTTTACTTATCACATTATAAAACCTATCCATAGTAGGTGTTGTCGCTTTACCAAGACTTACTGCCGTTTTACCCGCATTTAAAGATGTATTAATTCTTTCTAACACATCTAATTGATCTAAAGCGATATCTTCAATCTTTTTATCTTGATTTGCCTGTTGTTCTTTTAATTTTTCAATTTGTTCCGCACTTAAATCTTTAACGTTAACCTCATCCATTTTACCCGTCAACTCGTTTTTAATTTGAACAACGGCTTCACCACCTTTCATTTGTGACATATTGGCAATTAACATCTTATCTTCCTCAGATGCTGCCAAACTTGGGAATTTAATTTTAGACATTTTCATATCCAAATCAGCGGTTTTAATAGACAAATTTGCTAATTCATCAGCATCCATACCTAAAGCTTGGGCAACTTCTCTTAATCTACGTTTAGCTCCTGGTAAAATTTCAAAACCTGAACCATCTGCCTTTAACTTAGTGAATTCTTTAGAAACATTAATCATTTCTTTTTGTAATGCCTCAGGATCATTTTGAGCTAAATCCATCGCTTTCAATGGATCTAATAATGCACTACTTGAAACACCTAAACGTTGTAGTGATGCCGCTAAATCAATTGCCTTTTCAGGTGACAATAAATCTTCAGCTATTCTAAATGTATTTCTCATGTCAAAACCTAACATAGATGCCTGTGATGCCATCTTAGCTAAACCTTTAACTCCACTATCAAAATTGAATAAATTTAATTGTTTTAAATTACCAACAACTAACCCTGATACCGCCTGAACATTGACACCAACACTTTTTGCGTAATTTGCAACTTCTGCCATTCTATTTCCAACATCATATAATGATACACCAACATTTTTAAAGTCATTTGCTAATTTACCACCTTCAACACCAGCCACTTTAGCCGCAGCCGCCATTTCAACAAGAGCCTCTTTCCCTAAAGTTGTATTAACACCTAATTCTTTAGGTATATTTGTCATTAAGTTTAATGATTCACTTTCACTTATACCCAATTTTAACATTTCAGGTAAAGTATCCGCAATGGTAGTTTTTAATTCGGACATTCTTGCTTGACCAAGTCCAAATTCATTAGCCATTTTTTGTGCTGACTCTCTTAAAAAATCAGCTCCAGAAAAATTAGTCGGGTCGGCAGCATCTTTAAAATCCGTTAGTATTCCCGTTAATGCGATTCCCGTTTCACTTAAATCGGCATTAAAATTACTTATATATTCTTTATTAGTACTTAAACTTCCCTCCGAAAGAGAAGATTTATAATCAGACTTACTTGATTTACTTCCTTCAGATTTACCTTTATCAAAAGCATTTTGAGATTGTTCAGTTATATACTTTTCTATCTCTTCATTAGATGCGGTTTTAAAATCAATTTTTGCCATTAATAGTTTTTAATATAAATATTAAGTATTAAGTTTTGGGCGTATTTTCCTCTATTATCTTATCTAAAAGATATTTCCTTATATAAGTTGGGAGTTTTAAGAACTCATTATATGATGTCCTTAAAAATTTAGCCAAGTAATAAAATTCGTCTAATAAAAATTTTGAATGATTAGAAGAAAGGCCGAAAAAACTCCACCCCAAAGTTGATGACAACATCGACTTTTTCTCCTGATGGGGCGTAAACTGTTTTCCTTAAATCCAATCTCGGTTCGTTTTCTTTAAGGAAATTTCTTATGAACTTAGAATCACCAATTGGCATATTTTGACAAAATACGCTTATTTCATTTCTATCAGGATTACCGTTTACCTCTAAAACAGTTTTATTTAATCTTGTTGTTATTGTAGGAACAGTATAACCTGCAGGGTATGAGTCAATTATTTTAGCAATTTCAATCGTGTCATATAAACTCAACATTTTAAGTTTAACATCTTGTTTTGATTGTGGTAGTTTAACCGTAAATGTTCCATCTTCATCAGGTTGGACTTTAGGTTTTGTAAGATTTAACTCATCTAACATTATAGATGTCTCAAATGATTGTCCGTTAGTAGGGTCAACTGTTGCAATTCTATATTCAGGACCGAAAGATGTATTACGTAAAAACAAAAGGATTGCCTCAATATCACTTTCCAACAATTCTTCAGGTCTAATGTCTCTTTCATAAAGTTTATTTCTTAATAAAGGTAATACAACACTTTCATTAATTGATCTACGAGAATCAATATTTACTAAAATATTTTCATCACTAGCAGTTAAGTAACCAACCTTAACACTTTTCTTTTTTGATTTGTAGAATATACCACCTGAAGGTAGTGTTACCACATCATGTGGTAAGTTAAAATCCATTTGCCCATATGCAGCCGCATCTTGATCCATTTTTTTATATTTTTTTTTAATTTATTATCGCACAAAAAACCGTATACACTATAAATGTACACGGTTAATATTAAAAGTAAATTTTTTTAGTATACTAATATACAACGATCCATACGAATATTTGAAGAGATTCCTGCGATCTTATCAGAGTCATATGATAATGAACCACCATCATATCCTGTTAAGAAAGCTCCTTCTAAAATCCATTTCTCAACAACAACTCCCGTTGGGTCTAACATCTCCAAGTCTACATTTTTCTTGTATCCCGCAGCATAACCCATACGACCTGTTACAGACTCCGCACATAGACGAATCCATTCCATAACCGCTTGAGAAGCAGAAGGTCCAATTGGATCTCTAAACTTAACTGAAATTTCTTCCCAGTTGAATCTACCCGCAACATACGTTTCAGTGTTTAAGAAAGGAATCGCAACTGAGTTAATCTTTAACTTAGGTCTTGAAGTACTTTCCACATACCACTCATTAATTCCAAGTGATGAAGGGAATCTTAAAATCCAACGGTTTTCACGTTTAGGTTCGTAAGGAATTGGCATTTTCATTAACAAATCAGCCATAATTATTTTTTTTAATTTTTAGTTTATTTTAGTTTTTATTATAAATATCACGATAATAAAATTTTTCTATTTACTTACATTTTTTTTGGACATATTCTTCTACTAGACCAGTTAAACTAGTTAATATAATTTCTTTTGTCCTCCTGCAGTTAAATAAGTCTTTAATATATTATCTTCTTTTTTATCAAAATGCTTCTTCATACTTTCTATATTTCTTACATCATCATCTGAAAAACCAATAAATGGTGTAAAGTAGTTACTAATCTTGTTTTTCATAAATGCCTTTTCTTGTAATGAATGTGATAAATTTTTCACATAACTAACAAATTCTTCCATTGCATTTATTTTTCCTTGTTCAGGATTAGTTGCCGAACCTTCTCCGAAAGACACAGGATGAAAACGACACATATCTAAGTAAGATCGTATAAGTTGATCTTTAGATAATTTTTCTTCGTCAGCTAAATCTCTATACTTTAAAAGGTTTTTTGCTAACTGGTTTGAATCCAACCCATGTTTGTTCTGTTTAATTAATTTGTAAACCGCTTCTTTTAACATAGAAGGAGTATGACCTCTAGCAGTTACAATTGCAAATATTGATCCATTATTAATAGCCTCCACAAAATCATCCCATGCCGGTCCTGTTGGAGCGGTCATTGAGTCCTTTAAAAATTGTTTGTCACCCAACACACCAAAATCCCTGAAAGGTTCCTTATCAAAGGATACTATGGTATGTCCTTCATATTCAAAAGGTTCTTTACCAATTTCAGTTCTATATTCCGCAAAATCTTCAGTTGACATTCCAACACTTTTACCCTTATCATCTTTAAGGTATATCTTTGTTGGCATAAACATAAGATTATCATCCCAGTCAAACGCATAATATTTCATTACAGGTGTTTGATTATCCTGTATAATTTCGTTAATAATTTGTTTGACAATAACTTTATGATAATTTTTCATACATTAATAAATATTAGGAAAATAAAAAAAGGGGAACGAATTCCCCTTTTCATTAAATTTAATTATCTGATTAGATATTATCAAACGATGCTCCTGTTGGAGTGATGTAGAATGTTATATCTATGAACTCTAAAGAACGAGTTGGTTTGATATAGATTTTACCTACTAATTGATTTCTATCTAAGTCTTCAGTGTCACTTGAAACCGTAACTCTAAAGTCGTATAAACCTCTGTCTCTTCTGATAGCATCTAAGATCGGATTAACCGCATTTAAGAAGTCTTGTCTTACTTGTTCGTCGTTTTGATCAAACAACAATCTCACAGAAACTGCTGAAATCAATTTACGAGCTTGTAATAATAATCTTCTTACGTTGATTCTATCAAGTGCAGATTCTCTAACTTGAAGAGTCTTATTACCCCAAATTACCGTACCAACATCAGAGAAGGTTGCGATTGGGTTGATTCTTCCTTGGTAAAGAGTATCTCTATCTTCTTGAGTCAACTTCTTACGAGCTTTGATTGAGTTTACAATACCTCTTGTGTAACCTGCTGCTGCGAACCATGGGAATGCAATGTTATCGGTCAATGCCAAGTTTCTTGTCACCTCAGCCGTTGCTGGGATGTAGATTTGCGTATTGTTCACACTATCACGAGTTAATACCCATGGGTAGTAAGTTGCCGTGTAGTTAGAGTCAATTCCTGTTTGTTCTAAGTTGTCAACCGCTTCTTGTGGGTAAATTAATCCATCACCACCTGTAGTTGTTGGTAAGAACAAGTTGTAGTCAGGTGTTGTTGTGATATACAATGAGTCAGCTCTGTTGTTTTCAATCATATCAATTGTTGATTCAACTAAGTCACTATTGTTTACATAGTCAATACCTGGAGATACAAATACATTGATGTTAACCGCCTCAGGATTAGAGAATGTTTGGATTCCTAATAAGTAAGCGTAGTAGTCAGTATTTGCAAAACTTTGTGTTCCATCACCGATTGAGATCTGTTTAAATGATCCCCATCCTGTTGCGGTTGGGTATCTTGGTGAAGGACAAGCTCCATTCAAGAATCCAGTTCTACCTAAAACATATCTGTCTCCGTTTGTTCTGTATTCTCTATAGATATCCCATCCATCAAAACCACCATAGAACATTGTTGTGAATTTTCTTGAGTAAATTCTGTAATATGGACTTGTTTCACTTGTAGGTTCTTGTTGGAATGTAGCATCACCAACATAGTATTTAGGTGTTCCACTTGTTGCAAATGCCGGTCCTATTTCAATAACACTAGCGTCTTTATCCATGTGGAATCCTCTTGTTTGATAACCCCATTCAACTCCATCAACATTACATAAGTCAATTGGAGCACGTTTTCCTTTGTATTGGAAGAAGTCAGTATCAAATCCAATGTTGTTAGAGAAACCTAAATAAGTTCTTCTAACGTTATCACCATTTGATCTGATGGAATCATCGTTACCGTTTGTAAATCCGAACGGTGGGTTATATACAACTTCACCTGGGAAATCATATTTAGTTTTGTAAACAGGGAATGGAGGTGTAACACCATCGTACTCTCTGAATGTGTATCCGTCAAAACCACAAGGTAATGAATCAACAGGTGCATCTTCATTCATCTCAACCATTACAAATTTAGAGTTCAATGCGTATTCTCCGTCTAAAGATCCGATTTTTTTACCGATGAAATTATTTTGACTTGGGTCCATACTACAACTTGTAAATTTCTCTAAAACTGTTGGGTTAGCATCTGAATCATAGTAATCTCTTACAATTACATCAAACGTTCCATTGGAGAATGACATATTGAAAAGTGAAACTTTAATTTCAGAGTTTGCTGAATTACCATCAGAAATTGAGTAGAACTTGAATAAGTTAAATACTTTTGTACCTCTTAACTCAGAAACAATCCAAGGAGTACTTGGTGATTGGTATCTATCTAAGTACCATCCAATACTATCTTGTTGTCCACTTTGTGCTGAATCTAACGCTATTAATTCTGAACTCAAACCTCTAATGTATCCTTTGTTCCATCCGTAGTTTAATAACGCTTGGAATCTTTCCTCTAAGAATAAAGGAACATTTTTTCTTGGTTTTTGGAAGTTAGTTGCTCCGAATACTTTAGAAATATATTGAGAATCTGAAGTTGCGAATGAAGTTTCAAACGTAAATGAAGTACCTTCATCATTTGTAACATTGATTAAAAATGGTAAGTAAGGGTTTTTAGTAACACCTGAATACTGACCACTCATATCTATAGTAACATGATTAATGTCTGTTACTTCAAATACTGGGTTTGTAGAGTCCTCATATGTCGCAATACCTCTTGATCTTAATGTACCAACAACTAAATTATCGTACTCAGTGTAAGATGTACCTGTGTAATAATAAATTGTTCCATTAATAGTACCTGTATAACAATTGTTATTAACCGCAGTTGGTGTAGGTGTTGGTGACGGCATTGGTGTTGCCGTAGCACATGGATTAACCGCTGATGGTGTAGGAGTTGGAGTTGTTGCGACTGTTGTTGTTGTAGTTACCGGTATTAAAGTCAAATCATCAACATATGCAAAGAATGAGAATCCTGAATAACTATTGTTACCATTGTTAGAAAACAATGAATAATACCAAGGATCGTTGAATGGTGACGTATAATCAGTCAAAGTACTTGATACTGAAGGTACACCATAAACATTAGTTTCATTTGTGAAAACTGTTGACAATGTATCGTAGTCAGGACCGTATATAGAACCAAAATATTCAATTGTGTTAGTTTGTGCGGTTAATGGATTAGCATCTGTTAATACATCAGAAATCAAATTATTGATTTGGGTTTCTAATGTTGATGTGTTACCATTGAATTGCTCAAAAGGAACAGTTAAAAGATTTTCAATTTCATCAGGGAAATTAGTTACATAACTAATTGACGCTTGTGAGTTTGAACATCCCGTAAATTCTACAGTATAGTTTAATGTTTTATAATCTGCCGGATCACAATAAGGTAAACAATCTACGATTTGTGGATCTTCACAATAAAAGTCAATCGTATTAGGATCAACATTTGCTTGTGTTATAATAGACCATGATGGTCCCGCATCATAACCTGAAAGACCTAAGATTCTTGTTACGAATAATTGATTAGATTGTTGTAAATATGATTTAGCGATGTAAGCCGCCTCATACTTAGGGATTTGTGTGTTCACAAATTTTTCAGCGGATGTACCACCGAAATACGTTTGAAATTCCTCATAATTTTTGATGAATATCGGTTCAAAAGCCGGACCCTTTAAAGTTTCACCTGCAATACCTAATGTGGTAACCCCCACACTTTGTGCTACAAAACTTAAATCCACTTCAGAAGTATAAACACCAGGTGATACGAATACTTTACCGTTAGTTGCCATAATTTAGTTTATTTTTGTTTTTAATTTTATTTATTATATAAATATTGATAATTCGGGGAAAAACTTTACTTATTCTAAACTATTTATATTTTGGTATGATTTTATTCTGCCTTTTTTCTACCTATGGATAAAGATACTAAGAAGATAAAAAACTTGAAGATTTCAGTTGAATCACATGATGCTTTAAAGAAGTATTGTGATAAACGTGGTATTAAAATGTATCGGTTTTTGGAAAACCTTATTTTTGAGAAATGTAAGGAGAAAAAAGATATATACGGGGAAGATTAAAGTAACTCTTCGTTAAATACTATTGACGATGGTTGTCCACCGATTTTTTTATCAATTATAATTTTAATAACGTCCCCATTATTAACTTGTATTTCATTTATATCATCACCATAATAATCATCATTAATGAATACAGAATAGGTTTCAACATTATCACTATCCATGAATCTCATGTTTACGGTATAACGAAACGTTTCTTCCCTTTCTATTTCAATATCCGAATAATTAAATGTTGCGGTTGGGGGTAAGTTAGGTACTTCCTTTTTAGGTTTTCTTTTTTTGATTTTACTTTCAGTTTCGTACATTTGAAATATTCTTGTAACTGCAGGTTGTACCTCAAACTCATCTTCATCTATTAAGAATCCCATCATTGTGAAACTATATTTTTGAATGTATACTTTTCTCTTTTCCAAATCCAAAATTGATTCATCGGAAATGTCATCATTAATAATTGGAATGTAGTGACCTTTTATTGTTTGATAGGATTGTCTTGAAGCAAATTTTTCTAATACAATTTGGTTGAATTTATTTAATTCTCTCATTCTATTACAAACAATTGCGACCGTATATTTTATATCTACAGGTACAGGTTGTGGTATCTTGTAAATATCCATACCATGACGTTGTCCATCAAATGTTGGTACCTTAGCGTAGTAATACAATCTTCTGTTTGGAATATTGTACATAACCGCAGGGTTATTACCATATTTCACTTCAGGTGTTCTGATCACCGTGATAAATGGTGGTTCAACATTCTTATCAATATTTTCAAAGTCCCATGTCTCAACAAACTGAGCCCAATTCTGTGTTGTGACTAAAACATCAACCATAGGTACGGTTTTTCCCTCAACAACAGTTTTTAATCCGTCTTTAACAAAATCTAAAAACCCTCTATCTAAATCTGCGTGTAATAAACTTTTGGGTAAATAAGTTCCATCTTCTGAAATCATATCAGCAATCTCGTGTCTTCTAGGAAGAAGTGTCTTCTTAGGTATTAACGATATGTCTTTCTTAATTTTTTTAGGTAACCCCATGTTAGTTTATTAAAAATATTTTATCTTTAATGTTAATCATTTCAATTTCATTTGCCTTATAAATTGGTTCTTCAGTACTTTTGATTACGAAGGAATCGTATTTGTAAGGATTATATGTTACTACTTCATTTGACTCAGGTTGGGGAATATCTTCACAAGGGAACTCACAATAATCATCTAAATGACCAATTACAAATGCGTGTACATTTTTTCTTTGTTCATCTCTAACTTTTTGTTTACCACCCTTTCTTACTCTAAATTCAACATCACTTAATCTTAAATAGTCAGCCTTTAACATAACAAGTCCTTTATATGTGACAGAAAAAGTATGTCTGTGTAAGTCATAATAACACATAACTTTTTTGCCGATTAAATCGTTAATATTATTTTTTAACAACTCTTCCTGTTCTTCAGTAATTATTATTCTCATAATCCTCTAAATTCATTTGGACCAACAGGTGATCCCATTATTGTTCTATAAAAAGGTTTATACCCTTTATAAGTATGTTTTATATCTGAAGTGACACGACCATCATTAACAACGGTATAGTATCTCACAAAACTTTCCGTATCGTAATAACCAACATAATCACCAAATTGAATATCAATTTCTAAATCTTCTAAAGTTTTTAAATAAACTGACATTGTAATATTTCCTGGTTCAAACTGATCCATTTTAGTAGAACCTAAAAATTTATTCTCAGGTGCGGCAATCGCAACATATGCGTTAAACTCAACAGGGGGTAAAAATTTAATCCCATCTTTAACTGTTTCACCATATACGTTGTCAATTTTAGTTTTGGTTTTATCAACTCTATAAAGCACACAAGTGTAATTCATATCACCAACTAACCACTCTTGACCCATCTCAACTTCAAGGTTAAAATCGTTTTCTCCAAAAAATTTACCTAATCTTGTTATAGGAACTCTATTCGCCATTTTGTCGTATTTATTGATAAATATCTTTTTTATTGTTATTTTTATAAAAAACAAAATTTTGGAAGTTACCCCATCATTAATAGAGCATAAGGCGCTATCCTTATTGGACTCGTATTCGGGTGCCAATAATCATATATTGTATCTAAAAACAAAAAAAGAAACAAGTAAAAAGTTTTATCCTACAAGAACTCAAGCGGACTACATCGTAAATTATTATGATACGTCACCTAAAGTTGCTCGTAAGTGGGTTGACCTTGATACTTATTTTGCAAAAAAGTTTGCAGAAGAAAGATATTTGATGGAAATACCTGATAAAATTTACATTGAAAAATTATTAGTTGAAAAAGAAAAATCATACCATATTTGGGGTAAGTTTTTTGAAAAGGATCCATTAACAGAATTTTGGGTTCCAAAATCTTCATTAATAAAAACACACAATGTTGAAAAAGTTGAAGTAGATTATTCCAAATATGATCACCGACCACCATTGGATCATCAAAAAGAAGCAATAGAAAAATTGGCGGGATCAAGACGATTCATTCTTGCTGATGATATGGGTCTTGGTAAAACAACCGCAACAATTATCGCGGCTTTAGAAACGGGAGCGAAGAAAATATTAATAATTTGTCCCGCATCACTAAAGATTAACTGGCAACGTGAAATTGAAAATTATACGGATAGATCTGTATATATTGCAGAAGGTAAGAAATTTTCAACTGAATCTGATTTTGTTATCGTTAACTACGATATCCTTAAAAACTTTCATGATATGAAAGACAAAGGTAAATCTTTATTGAATCAATCTGAATTTGAATTAGTTATTTTAGATGAGGCACATATGATCTCAAATCCACAAGCTCAGAGAACAAAAATTATTAATCATTACGTTAAGAACATAAAAAGAGTTTGGTTATTAACAGGAACTCCGATGACATCTCGTCCAATGAATTATTATAATTTATTAAACATAATTGAATCACCTGTTGCTCAGAATTGGATGGCTTATGCCATTCGTTATTGTCAGGGGTACCAATTTATGGCGGGTAAAAGAAAAGTTTGGAACGTAACAGGTGCATCCAACTTAGAAGAATTACGTGATCGTACATCAAAACAAATTCTTCGTAGATTAAAAGAAGATGTTTTAGATCTTCCTGATAAAATTATTTCACCAGTATATCTTCGTTTGAAATCAAAAGAGTATGAAGAATTGATGGGAGAATATTATGATTGGTTTGACAATAAAAAAGATGAATCATCATCTCTTACGGTTCAGTTCTCAAAATTGATGAAGGTAAGAAAAGTTATCGCAAATGAGAAAACAAACCAAACTATTGAGTTTGCTGAGAATATCATTGAACAAGGTAAAAAAGTTATAATCTTCACTAACTTCACCGATACTTTACAAACTATCTATCAACACTTTGGTAAACAGGCGGTTTATTTAGATGGTAGTTGTTCCAAACCTCATCGTCAAAATGCGGTTGATGAGTTTCAAGAGAACGATAAAATTAAAGTATTTGTTGGAAACTTAAAAGCTGCAGGTGTAGGTTTAACTTTAACTGCAGCTGAGGTTGTTATTATGAATGACCTATCATTTGTTCCCGCAGAACACGCTCAGGCTGAAGATAGAGCATATCGTTATGGTCAAAAATCAAACGTACTTGTATACTACCCATTGTATGAAAATACAATAGAAGGTGCGGTATATGATATCCTAAATCGTAAAAAGGAAATCATTAGAACAGTAATGGGGGATCAACAACCTGAAAACGTTGGTGATGTTGTGGAAGAAATCCTTACCTTAATTAATAAGAGAAGGTAAATATTTATGTTATTGATAATATTTATCAATAATGAAAGTAAGCATCAAACGTACAAATTCAGGACTTAACTCTAAGTATAACGAGTTAATTCACACCTTTATTAAATTTTTGCAAAGAAATTATCAATTAAAGAATGATATCACTATTCATTTAGTAGGTCAAAAAATAGGGGGGATGTCTACAGGTAGTCAACACCCTGAAGATGGTATTAAAGTTTTAACTGATGGTAGATTGAATCGTGATATAATGAGAACATTGGCTCACGAATGGGTTCATGCTTACCAAAGAAACGTTCTTAACAGAGAACAAGGTCCTAACATTGGTGGTCAAAACGAAGATGAAGCAAACGCTTATGCTGGTAGATTAGTTAAAATGTTTGAAGAAGAATACCCACAATTTAACGAACTTGTTTTTGAGGGACTTACAGGTATAGAAAATAAAATTAATCTAATCAACGAACAAATTTTAATTTCTGAAAAACAAAACATTAAAAAAGATTTTATAATGGAGATGAAAAAAATTGGTATTGAAAAATTACCATATTCATATTCATCAATGAAACAATTTGTTGATCCTGAAACTATGGATGTTCATTACAACAAACATTATAAAGGTTATGTGAAAAAATTAAACGATGCACTTGCTAATAAGAAAGGTGATGTTGAATTAGAGGACATAATTAAAACCATTAGTAAGTACGACACTAAAGTTAGAAATAATGCTGGTGGAGCTTTTAATCACGCATTATTTTGGAAAATGTTAAGTCCAACTAAACAGAAACCAAGTGGTGAAGTGTTTGAAAAAATTACAAAACAATACGGAAATATTAAAAAATTAAAGGACGAATTTAATCAGGTAGCAAAAGATAGATTTGGATCTGGATGGGCTTGGTTAATTTTAACTAAAAACAATAGATTGAAGATTATATCCACACCTAACCAAGATAACCCTTTAATGAATGTCGTTAAGGACGGTGGATACCCGTTATTAGGTCTTGATGTGTGGGAACACGCATACTATTTAAAATATCGTAACAAACGTGACGAATACATCAATAACTTTTGGAACCATGTAAATTGGGAATTTGTTAATGAGTTATATTTGTTAAGAACAAAATAATAAGATATTTATTAATAAAAGTCATATGTCAATAATAAGCGAACCACAAAGAAGTGAACTATACAAAAAAGTTAAACACGTTTTAGGTGCACCACTTAGAAGTATAGAATTGGAAGAGGAACAAATGGACACTCTTCTTGAATTTTCTATTGACGAATATTCACAATACGTACAAGATTGGTTAACTGAATCTCAGTGGACTAATTTGTATAATTTAAATATGGACACCCAATCATTATCAAAGGCGTTCACAACAAGAAGTTTAGATTACGAAACACGATACACTTACGCATATTCTAAGATCGTAGGTTTACAAGCGGGTGGCGATTCAGTACTTAAAAAAGATTTTATACAATTAGTTCCCAACCAACAGATTTATGAAATCCCTGAAAACAGAGAACTTAACGAATTATTATGGTTCACACCGGCAACTTTAAACAGTTCAATGTTTGGTGCGGGATTTGGTTTTGGTGAATTTGGTGGTGGTATTGGTGGAGCCGGTGGATTCGCACAAATGGGTAATATGGCAGGAAGTTATTTTATGATGCCAGCATTTGATATGTTATTAAGAATGCAAGAGATCAATATTCAAAAAAGAATTATTTCAGGTGATTTAACATATAGAGTAACCGCATTACCGGGGGGTAAAAAGGCAGTTCACTTAATGAATACACCTGGAGGTAAATTTGACTTTGGTAATTCTACAATGATGAAAGGTAGAGTTTGGTATTGGTATTACGATGTTGGTCCTGAAGATAGAGACGCATGTTTAAAAAACAATCCTGATATTATTAAATTACCTTCTGATGTACCTTACGATAAAATTAGTTGGTTGGATCTTAATAATCCGGCTCAAGTTTGGGTAAGAAGATGGTTCATCGCATATTGTAAAGAAACATTGGCAAGAGTAAGAGGTAAATTCAGTGGTAACCTTAAATCACCTGATGGTGATTTGACTATGGATTATGCCGCTTTGGCAACTGAAGCCAAAGATGAAAAAACAAAATTAATTGATGAGTTAATTGGAGCTGAAGGTCGTCTAACAAGATTGAAACCTGAAAAGGTAATGGAACGTGAGGCGTTAATTGCTGAGAATTTAAATAAGGCACTTAAGTTTAGAGCAATGCCAAGACAAATATACGTTATTTAATATGCCAATAATTAAAGAAGTACCTATAAGAAAAACAATAATGAAACAAAATATCGTCATAGAAGATAATACAAAATACGATAATTTAATTTTGTTAGAAAAAAATTACACCACAAATGGTGAAGATTTAATTATTGTTAAAACAATCGGTGGATCAGAAATATTATTAAATTCTGAAACCACCAATCGTATAATTATAAAATCATTGGTTAGTGTTTTAGTTAAACCTAACACGGGTAAGATTGATGAGGAGTGGGATGAACTATTATTAGAAAAAGGAGCTTGTGTCCAATTTCAATTTGTTCAGGGTAACTGGTATATACTTTCGTCCGATGGTTTGAAGATGTTATAAACACCTCATCATACGAATTCTTCCCACCCTTCTTCAGCAAATTCATAAATGTAATTAGGGTCAATACCAACACGATTCCAAAAGTCAATTTCACCTTGCTCCATCTTGATTAAGTTCTCATAAACATCATCTTGGTCTTCAGGACTAAATGGTTTACCATTAATTAATTTACATTGATCTGTTGTATAAAAACTTCTTTCTTCAGGATTCTTTACTAACAATGTGTCTCTAACTTCATCATCAAACACAATCATCAAAGGTTCCACACGTTTGTTAAATGTTGCAATTGCTCTTTGTATATTATATTCACCTAACATTTCAGGGTTATTTTCTAAATCAGATGGTTCAATTCTATAACAATTAAGTTGAACGTATGATTCAACCATTTCACGAGGTATTTTACCATATCCTTCCATCATATTATCCAAATCAGATTGTGACCATCCTTTTTTTGGTTTGTTAACTTTCTGAACATCACCGTGAGTTGCCTTTGTTCCATTATTAACATAAAGAATCATATCACCAAGATTTGCTTGTATACCATCCTTTATAAGAAGTTCCATATGAGCCATTCGTGAGTTAAGACTACCTGCCTTTGTGGTTTGTTTACTACGTTTAATATAATCATCAATAGATAACTTAACTTTTGATTTGGATGCAATCTCAGCTAATGGAACTCTCTGGTCAAATATCTTTTGTATGTATTCGTAATACCACTCAATAAATTCTTTACCCTCACCTCTAAGTAATTGTTTAACCCCTTTATCCAAAAACTTCTCAATATATTTTGGCATCTTCTTGGATTTAATACTATTACCTGTTAGTTTAACTTTACCGTTGTGTTCCATCGTTGCATAGTTCTTACGAGCCAAGTTAATACAAGAATCCCAAGTACCGTCACAATCAAGTCCCATCTCACCTTTCATAAAGATATCGTTAAACTCAGCAACATCAGCATTATACCCACGATATTCTTTACCTTCCTTAACCAACCAATTTTTTCCTTTACCGATATAAACTCTATCATCAACACCACCCTCAGGTAATGAGAAGTTCATACCATCTGTATCACATACCAAAGGACTATACCCTCTCTTACTAAAGAAGTTTAACATTTGTCTTAAGTATTGTCTACCCGTACAAGTAATCTGTTCTCCCATATCAATATCCCCCCATGGGAATACCTGTGGTGCCGATAACGATCCGAAGAATGCGTTGATGAAGATCTTAATTGGTAATTGTTTACGGTCATAAGATGTTGATTTCTTTTTATCAATATCCTTATATTCCGCAGCTAAATTCTTATACATGATACGAGAGTTACGGAAATAAGTTAATAACCCCTTCATTGCACCCGTTATATCACACTCAGGGAACACGTCGTGAACTAACTGAATGGATGGGTATAGTGACGAGTAGTCAAGCTTAAGAACGTCCTTAGAGTACCCTACTTTAAGTAATCGTGAAAGACCACCAACAAAGTTTCTTCTTTCTTCTTTCTTGGGGATTGCCAAACCATATTTGTATGACCAAGCCAACATTACCATTTTCCATAATGTTGCGGTACCCATTGTGGATGCTCTCTCATAAGTTGTTGGAACCAAAGATGCTAATAGAAAAGTTGCTTGGTTGAACTCGTCATCCACAATCAACGTCTCCTCAAGGTCATCGTCAAGATAACGCTCAACGATATCGTCCCCTGTTGTTTTAAGGTATATATCTCCTCGTCTCACACATATCTCATCTACCTTTGAATCAATACCGACTTTTTTGTATTTACCATTTTCGGTGTTCAACCAATACTCATCCTTTTCCGCATACATTGGACCGATACTTGTGTGGTCAATGTAGATACGATCGGGTGCTTCGGCATCAATATATTTGGTAATATACTTTAATCCCGCCTCTTTAATATTTGAATTGATTGCTTGTGATCTACGAACTGAGTGAATAATATCAATTACGTTATAACCCCACATTTGAACTTGGTTAAATCTCTCAACCTCGTTTGCTAACTTTAACATTGATTCTTTCTGTGAGATTGTTTTCTTGGCGTTCATTGATATTGCAATCTTCTTAATATCTAAATTTAACGCCTTACATCTTTCAAAGATCCAAAACCAGTCAAAGTTTGCCGAGTTATATCCTGCGATGATAGATGGTTTAAGTTGGTCTATTGTTCTGAAGAATTCCACAATACCCGCTCGTTCCTCATCCTCATTTGAACACTCAATAACTTTTTGGAACCCTTTATTTGTTTTCATCCCAATCATGAATATACGACCATCCTTTGGTTCTAATGCGGTCGTCTCAAGGTCAAATACAAATCTTGTGATGTCATTATATTCTTCAAATCCTTTGAACAATCGTTTCTCTTTTGAGATGAGGTATTGTTCCACAGGTGATACCATTAGGATTTTATCTTTTGTCTTTTCTCCCCACGGATCAATTCCTCCATCACGGAAAAATTGAATTAACGAACGATAACCTTTGATTGATTTAACCATAAAAGTTAAACCATTCTCTAATCGTTCATTACCATCTGTTCGGAGTTTTTCTATTAGGATACCGTATTTACCCATGGCTTGTTTCTGTAACGCCTTGGATCCTTCGTAAAAGTTAAGACCACGTAGATCACCAACCCAAGCAAACGCAATGAGTGAATCTTGTTGAATAACTTTACCCTTTCCCGGTACTTCTTTAATTTTGAAAATGTGGTCTGATATATAATCAAACTCTACGGAAACAATATGCTCCTCTGAATCGTTCCCTTCTAGGAAACTTTTAATTTCTTCTTGTGTTATCATAATACTTTTTGAGTTGGTTCATTGGCTTTCGTGTATAACGAAATTTACCTTACACTCATAAGTATATCATAAAATTATTTTGATGTCAACCTTGAAATGTTGTAGTTGTTGTGATTGGTATAAACGTTGTAGTTGTTGTAGTTGGTATTATTGTTGTAGTCGTTGTAGTTGTCGGTGTCGGTGTTGGCGGACAACAAGGTCTACAAGAAGGACAAGGAGTTGTGGTTGTTGTGGTTGTCGTTGGAATACTTACACAACAAGGGAAACTAACAACATAACAAGATTCATACGGAAGATCGTCCGCAATAAAACTTTCCTGTACGTTTATATATAGTTTTTCTCTAATTGGTAAAATTAATGTACCATCTGAATTTCTTAATAAGAACTGACCTTCATATCTACCAACCTTTCTTGTGTCGTTTGGTGTAAATTGATAATACACATAGTATTCGTATTCTGCATTTGGGTCTAATAATTTCTTCTCAACAAACCCCGCAGGTCTTGTAACGATTCGTGGAATTCCTGTTTCAGTATCTACCATAGAAAAGAAGATAGAAGCCTCCTCAATCATTTCCATCATCTTGTTATAATCACTTCTACCGTCCTTAACGACTTGCATCTTTAAAACGGGCAACGTAGCATTTTTCTTAATGTAAAATTCCATTTATTGTTTTTACAATAAATATTGCAATTAACATTCTTTTCTTAATTTACCATCATAAAAATCAAATCTGTTATGATTTGTTGGGGTTGCAAGTAAAACAGATCCTTTTATTTTACCTTTAACCATTTCCTGATAACAATGGGACATAAGAGTTTGTTCGTAAGGCATACTAAATTTTGTTTTAAGATAACATTTGTAATTACCTTCTTTTGACATTACTATTGGCCAATTACACAAATAAATCTCACCTGTGGCATATGGTATACCATTATAAGATTTAATATATTTGAATTCTAAATTAGGTGAGTTAGGGTCTAAACCATGTTCAGGCAATCTTGGGTTGTTTACCCAATGAGATTCCCTAAAAGATTGAGGAACATTATACCAAGACCATTGTTTAATATGACTACCATAAAATTCAGTAAAATTTAATTTTAAAAAGTCAAAGTTTTCTTCTTTAATAATTTTTAAAGTGTTATCAAAAATATTTTTAATTTTTCTAATAAAACCATTCTTACAAGTTACGTCTGAACCATCATAAAAGAACATATCGTCCTCAAAGAAATAATAATGACTTAAATTATTTTGATCATTAAAATGTTCGGCAATAAATTGTCTACCACCCGTAATACCTATATTATCTTTTTTAATGTGTTCAAACCCATATTGTTCACATAAATCATTATACCTTTGAGTTGTTGATAAATCAGTTGAATTATTAAGTAAGTATTTTTTAGTCTTAGTTATGAATGATGGATCGTATGATAACATAGACTCAATAAGAGTTTCAAATTGTTTTGGTGAATTAAATGTTATAACATATAAACCAATATCACTACCAACATCATTAATTTTAATCTTGGTTTCAAAATTAATTGGTTTGTCAAATTTCTTTAGGTTTTCAAAAAATGGCCACACTAACCCATTACCTTCAATCTCAAATCTATGGATTAAATCATGGTATTTGTGACACATGATTGTGAATAAACATTCGTCGGCGCCCATTAAATTATCATTCAACGTTGACTCCATAACTCCATAATATAATGTATTCATATTATGGATTGTATTTTTATGTCCACCAAAGAAACCACCTCTTGCAACATAATTTACATAATCAGTATTACAATACTTTGCCATTTGTTTTCTCTCAAACCCATGAATCTCATCGTTATATTCATAAGGATATGTTATATGAACATATTCTTTATCTAAAGACAACATATAGTTTTCTAAATTATCTAATACTTTGTCCTTTACAAAATACCCTGAATTAACTGTGTTTGTTAAACCACCATCAACCCAAAAAAGATATTCGGAATTAAATGGATTAACAATTGCGGAATCATTTAACATGAACATCTTGGTAAACATCATCGGGTTGTAATATTCTAATCTTGCTTGGGGGGAATCACCTAACCAACCAGCAAAATTTTTCCAACTGTCTGTGTTTCTTATTTCTTGTATTTTATCAAAGAATGGATTCCAAGTTTTAAAATCCTCCAAGTTTTTAATAAATATTTTTGTTGGTTTATCACCACGTATCCTTAATACTTCATCTTCTAAATCTTTAGGTATCCAAATACACATTTGAACATCTGTTTCCAAAAATTCAAAGAATCTATTTTTATAATAATCAAAGTCTCTTTTCGCCCATCCTTCAAGATTACCTCTACCCATATCCCAAAGACCGGTAACTAATGTTATATTTCCATTCATATTATTTAATTTTTTTATAATTTTAATTTTGCATGGGTACCTTCACTAAAAACCACACGATATGGTTCACCATCAATGTTTATATTAATTAATAAAAATTTTCTATGATTATATGCCGGATCACCAAATATTGTGTTATCCACATTAATCATAATCTCATTGTTTGTTAAATGTTGTTTTACTTTTTCCGTAACATCTGATTGGAGTAATGGAATGTCATTAGGATATCCCTCATCTAATTGAATACCAAGTGTGCCGTAAAATGCCGAATCAATAGTAACAATCCTTTCTTTTAATTCATTATTTTTATAAATGTAAGTAGGTAAATTAGAAAAATATGGGTTAAAATTAAATTTATAATACTCATAACTATTGTGATCCCTACCTTTATTTAACCAAGCCTCAAAGTACCATCTGTCACCAAAAACAGGTTCTGAATTTTCTCTTACAAATGATAAATTAGACCACCAAAAGTTACCCCAAAACCAACCACCATTACAAGTGACTCCGCAACTATCATGAGTTTCTAATTTTGATAAACAATCTTTGAAGTCATCAATTAAATAATATTCTAACATCTCTCTCCAGTAAGATATGCCACTTACTTTCCATTGGTTTATTTCTTTTGTGTTTAAATTGGTATAATTGTTTGATACTCCTTTTGAATGGAAATAAAAAACTTGTCCGTTATAGGTTTGAGATAAGTCCCAAATTTTTTTAATTGCCCAATACTCATAACTATTTCTATGAGTTTTAAACATATTAACTTTATCCATCCCATCAAAGATTTGATCAATACCATTATACTGTTGATTAACATCAATACAAGTAACTTCCATAATGTCACACCAATCGTATAAGCCAGATTCTTTTAATCTTTTAATTTGAGAATTAACAATATCTAAATAATTACCCACACAATAAATGTGATACACAATGGCATTTATGTTTTCTCTTTTTACGGTATCAACATAATTAAATTTCTTTTTATATATGTTGTCAATACTTCTGTTTGGAAGTGACCCATACGCAAATGCGTGAAATATAAACCTTTCTTCATTGTACTCCCTTGCATTAAAATCATTATTTTTAATAATTTTAAATTGTTCTGGTGATTTTAATCTTTGGTGTAGTAAACCAATACAAGTTTGGTCGTGCCATAACCCTTGTTTATAATTTGGAAATTCTTCACATATGTCCCACCAATCTTTTATAAATTCTTTTGAGAATTGATTGTTCTTTAATAACATAACACCGGCATTAACCAATGATGGTCCGTGATCTTCTGTCATTAATATACTAAAATCATTTGTAATGAACTCCTCTATTTTTCTATTGTTATTACAAAATATGGCATCAATATCCATAAATAAAACGTAATCACAATCGGGGTGATTTAAAAATACTTCTTCTATTAAAAATGGTTTATACCAAGTCCAAGAACGAGATCCAATTTTATTCTTTATTTTGTCCCCATCACGTTCCACAAAATATTCGTAACCATTATCATTACAATATTTTTGATTTATTTCTTCAGAGAATTTACCATAAGAAACATTTGATGTATAAAATTGAGCAACAACTATCTTCATATTATAAATTACCTGTTAATCTATCACACCACCCTTTTGATACTGAGTGAGGCCATACAACCCAATAGGTTGGTTTATCAGTGGCATTAAATTCTCTCCATATCTTACAATAACCATCAGGGTCGTTTTTCATTCTATTGATCTCGTCAACTCCGGCATCTAATCTATATAGAGTTTCATCCTTTGAGTTATGGAACGCCACAACCCAAAAATCATAATCTGTTTCAGGGACACTACCATAATGAACGTCAATACAATGTTTGAATATTGAAGAGAATGATCCTTTCCACTCTTCCTCAGAACTATATATGTAAGGGTTTGGTGGGTATTTTTTATCTAATGTGTATTGTTGAACCGCTCTTTTTGAGAACAATACTCCAGCATATTTTTCATAATCTTGAATTGTTCTTTCAGTACCTAAACCATAGATACCAAAATCACTATCAGGAGTTTCACCATCAACACCTAATAACTGTCTATTTTTTTGGTGACATCTTTCATTTCTTTTACCCCATTCTTTGTCATCATCCCATTGTTTTGTTCTACCCTTACGAGTGTATTCATGCCAAATAACAGTTTTATGTGGGTGAAATAAATCATAACCATGCGTGTAAGCTCTAACTGCAATTGAGATTTCTTCTCCGTGGAAATAAAACTCAGGGTCATGTTGTACCTCAGTAGAGAATTGACCTAAAGTAAAACAGAAGTGAGCGGAATAAAATCTTGACGGGATTGGACTTTTTAGTTTATCCCAACCTGGTATTGTTTCAGGCAAAAAGAAAACACATCCTTCAGGTGTGAATCTATCAAATGACATTCTCCACGGTTCCTTAACTCTTCCTTGTGGGTCATTATCAGGATCAAATGAAGAAACGTATCCTGTTAACAGAGGTTTTTTGTGACCTTTCTTTTGTAATTGTTTAATCATTTTGATTAAGGTGTCATCCCAATCCTGTTCAAATCTCATATGAGAATCAATCTGTAAGGTATATTCTTCACCGTTATATAATTGTTGGGTTAAATTTCTTGCCCAACAAACACCTGTTGATTCTGTATATGGAATATCTAATATTCTAAATCTGTGATCATCTTCATATTCTGACAGATCATCAAAACCGTCTTCAGGGTGAAATTGTCTTGCAATACCAAGTCTAATGTTTTTTGGTTTTTTTGATTTATCCAACATATCTTTTATTGTTGGAATTAATTGTGGATCTCTATAGGATGCTATTTGCACAAATATTTTCATATTTCTTTTTATGGAAAAAATACTAATGAAGATAGAATAATAAATAGAAACTAATTAACTGCTATGACAAATATTAACTACTTTGCACTTGATGTTGGTGTTGGTGTTGGAGTACTAGTTGATGTCGGTATAGGTAATACACAAGTCCCATCAACACAAGGTGATCCGTAATTAACTACGACATTACTTAAATTAGTTACATTACTACCACAATAATATACAATAGAATTACCGGCAACAAGAACATTACCTATAACATTCCCAAAACAATCGGTATAAGTGAAAGATCCTCCACTACCATTATCACAACTAACTGCAAGACAACAACAAGTACAAGGTCCTGTTGCGGTAGGTGTTAATGTTGGGGTTGGTGTCGGTGTTGGGGTAGGAACACATTGGTAGTATTGGAATGATTCACATAATTGGGAATCAATTATTTTTATTAATATTGGTGTAGCATATTCTAATGGTGCGGGAGAATCAAAGGTTATTGTTCCACCACCAAAAGTTATTGCAAAATAACAATACGTGTTTGTTACATCACAAACGTAAACGTTAAATGGTGGAGTACCTGTTGGGTTTGATATTTGAATAACGTTAGACACTTATTATAATCCGAATCTTGATTTAGTTGAGTTCCAATAAGAAGTTATCTGACTTGGGTTTAACGCTTTATCATAAATGTTAACTATTGATAAATAACCATCCCAATAATCTGATAAATCCCATCGTTCCATTAATCTTATACCAGAACCTGATGATGTTGGTGTTCCCACATAGTTAGTACTATCTACTAACGTATTGTTAACATATAAATTAATAGTTGACCCATCGTAAGTTCCGACAATAAAATACCAATTATTTGGTGTTAATGAATAACCATCCGTAACTTGCCATCCGCCATTAAAGAATCCTACACTAAATGGACCATTATTTTTACCAAGTGAATAGTTTATACCTCCACCAACAAAGGTTTCAGTAACAATACAAGGTGCGCTGCCTGTTTCCGACCCTGTGTAGTAATGCCAAACACCAACAGTCCAAGTACTTAAACTTGGTAAACTTGTGTTACATATTGCGTATTGCCCACCGGGAGCATAAAAATAAAATTTACCTCCATTACTCGGATCATATCCAGGACCATTAACTAAATTAAATGTTTTGCCGCCAATTATATCAGTCCAAACTGTTCCTGTACCCGGATAACTTAATGGGTTACCCGCATCTAAAGATAGAATAGGGATAAGATATGAATTCCAATAACCATTTGTTGTTAAACCTGTTGAAGCGTCAG